GGAGCTTGGTAAGAAGGAGTAGTTCTTGGAGCCGCCGGGCCTCCTCCACCTCCTCCAAAGGTTTCAGATAGCCAATCTTCTAAACTCTGCTTGGGGACAGCGGCTGCTTGCTGCTCCAAACCAGCCATGAGTTCAAAGGAGGGACTGACATCCTCGATTCGCTCAATAAACCCTGCCTTCTGGCCCAAAGCTTCTGCATATCTTTGAGTTCTCACATCTTCCAGCTTGAGACGAGAGGGAGCCCCAACAGCTTCTTCCCAGGCCGTCCCAAGTCCTGCGGCCATTGTTGTACCATACAGCCCAGAAGAGATTAGAGCCTGAGTTCCCCTTGCGAGGTCTTGAGTCTTGGTTCGGGCCAACTCTGCTTCATACCCTGCTCCAAAATCTCCACCGGGAGCATACATCCCAACTATTTCATCCAACAAGCCCCGAACCTCAGACTCGCGTTTAGCTGCGGCTTCATTAGCCCGTTCTGTTGCGGTTTTTTTTGCTGAACCGTCCCAAGCTACCTCCGTTTTTTTGTGAGCAAAAACCGGCAATGTTGTTCGTGCCATTCTAAATCTCCTTTATGTTAGCAGACACTCGCTCTACTGCCCAAGTAGAATCAGCAGTGTCATTTTTTAGTCTAATTCCAAGGGCCTTGCCTTTAGTTCTATTCCGAAGCCTATTGGCTTTGCCAGGACCAGTAATTGTTGTGGTGCGCAGCGGGGTAGCCCCATCTTCTATGTCTTCTACAACCTCTTCCGCTCCCTCGCCGGGATAAATCTCAATGTCTACCGAATCAGTATCAGACATGTGACCATCAGATGATCCTCCAGCGGTCGTGACTACTATCGAGTTAATTTTAATATCCTTATCATCTTTCTCAGTAATAACAATCGGAAGAGTCATATAAGAATCGATTGCTTCAGTACCATTTGTAGTGGCATCACTTTTGGAAGCATCATCAAATTTTCTAATGTATCCGTCAGTACCTCCAATAAGCAGCTTTCGGTATTCATCATCATTAGACGAATGAAAGTACATCGAGTATGCACCGCAGACAGCAGGATATGATTCGGGATAAAATCCCTCTGTCTTTAGATCATACCAGTAACAGACATTAGACCCTGAGTCCAGAACAGTAATTGAGATTAGAATTCCTTCTCTCTCAGGATCATATGCCATTGTGACCCGGTGCACCGTTGGATCAAGGTTCGTATCTTCAATTAGATTAGGCAACACAAACTGGGATAGATTCTGTACCGGACCAAACCCATAAGGCACTTTGTGTATGCCATTCTTGCTGACAAAATACAGATTCATACCTGCATCAAAGCACCATGATTGGCTTCCAAAAATCCCTATAGAAGTGTTTAGTGGCGTTAGAGAACCACCCTCGGCTGGATCGCCCCTTAAGGCCCAGATAGAACTAGCACACCCGAATAGGAGGTATTCATCCTGATAGGGAATCAGGGCTCTGATAATATCGCCCAACTTACCAGCTTTGTGATTGCCTCCTGCAACGGGGGATAGTGAATCATTTGCTGTGTAGGCCCAATCATATGGGTCAGCTACTCTGCTCATGTACCACTGATATGGATAATTAGGATTGCCACTCAACACACATCTTCCTCTATAGAGACAGCCTAAGTATGCCTTCTCAGGCATTTCTCCGCTGGCCCCTCCAGGATGAGCTGTCCAGTCATACCAATGGGGATTAGCAGTAACCGCCGTAGGGGTAAAAGTGATACCACTTACGCTTCCAGTTACAAGATTATCTGTATCGAATGTCCCAGATGTTACATAACCATAGGTTTCTGTATTTGCAGCGTTGTTAAATTCAACAGCCATCTGAGCCCCCGAAACGGCTTGGGTTAGAATCTCTCCCACCACTAACCCAGAAGTTTCATACAAACGAAAGTTGAAATCTTTATACAAAGCTGACCAATTTATTCCTGCATCGGAAGATACAACCGCCACCCCAAAGGACCAAAGGTCACTATCTGTTCTCATCCAAGCGATTTTATTAGAATTGTCCTTGATCCCCTTCAGGACTAACGCGTAAGTAGTATTTGCAGATAAGAAAGTTGCTGGGAATGAAATTGTTTTAATTGCCCCAGAAGTACTAGTAGTTAAATCGTCTCCACTAAATGTTGTAGATTCTATTACTACTCCATTAGGATACTTAGGACTTCCGTCAGTCCCCTGAAGTTCGACCGTTACTGTTCCAGGCAATCCAATGCGGTATAAGTACAAAGAAATCTGGGACAATGTAAAAGAAGAAGGGGGAGTAAACTCCATTGCCATATAATAACTAGAATCTGATCCTGTTTGAGATGAGGTTCCAGAATATTGAGCCATCTTCAATTCAGGCGAAAAAGCGGCGTGGGTCAATTTGTGATTCTTGAAATCCGCCACCTTGAGATTAGACCCATTGGCTATAAATACTTTTTGGAATGCCTCAAAGGCACTTAGATTGTCGCTACAGTCCAAGTCACCTATTGAACCACTAAGTGCGACCAAGTTTCCTGCTGCCATTACAAATCCTCGTAGTATAGGCCATCGTTCCCGATTGCCACCAAACGTTTAATTGCTTTTTCCGCCTTAATTCCAGACAGTGGTCCCAAAGTTAGAACACCAGACAGTGAACTTGTGGCTGAGATTGTACCAGATAGTGAAATGAAACCGCCCAGGTTTCCAACAAGGGAACCAACACCTGAGATCGTACCCTCCATGTCAATAGTGGCCCCGGAGAGAGCACCCGTCAAAGAACTAGTTGCTGAAATACTTCCTGCAATATCTTCATAAACTAGGTCCGCTACACTGTATGTCTTAAAGACCGCATCAGAACTTCCGCCTGTCCAGTCAGAACCTCCATTAGTTGAGTATGCAAACTGACCATCAGCATATGTACCTTCAATCTTATATCTGACATTTACATCATTTGAACTATCGGCTCCGGTACAAGATACAACAATGGCGTATTCAGTTGCATCCGACAGGGCATAAGGAGTGTCAAAGACAAAGTTGTACCAATCAGCGGCTTCAGACCCTTCCGGTAAATCTGTGCCAGTCATGGTCATGGAGGCTAAGGCTGATCCGGTTGGCAGGGAACTACTGGTTGCATAGATAGATACAGTAACAGTTCCAGGGTCTCCATCTCGATACAGATACAGGTCTACACTTTCAATAGTGTAGCTAGAAGATGTGGTAAATGTCTGACAACCCCACCTAGTATCATATGTCTGAAAGCGAGAATCAGTTGTGATTGTATATGAGTCTTTAAGTGCCATATTTTATCCGGAATTGGATTAGTAGGCAAGCTACACTTGCCAATGTTAGCAACTGCGTTGCTTAGTCCAGACTCACTGTCAGATCACCAGCCGGAAATCTAGGAGTATCACCAACCGAGAAGGTCTTAGGTGTCGTTAAGGCACCACTAGCAAGCAAGTTCCCGGCACCATGGGTTGCGGAGTCTACAATGGCAAAATGGGTAACTGTTCCCCAATCTCCAGTCAGTTCAGGGAAAGTAACGGCCGCATCATTTGAGATACTCCCGGAAGCAGCAGCAGTTCCAAAGGAACCACTAGTGGCAACCCTTGCGTATCCCCCAGTGTCAGCAACCTCATTCATTGAGGCCCCAGTTCCAGCATCTGTTGGATCAGCAGTACACAGTGCGACAGATGTTGTCGGGGCAGAGTAGGCTCCAATACCCATGATATGATCTAGTAATTCCAACTCCAAATAGTCACTAAAAGACATTATAGTTCCTCGAAATACAGCCGATCTTTGGCTATTACAATTAAACGTTTCATAGTCATCACATTGTTCAGACCGGTCCAGCTAAAATCTACTCCCTCTATGCCAGGAGGGTCATCATAGGGACCATTGCCACTTCCGTCATCTATCAAATTGTAAGTCACTCTTATATGGTCAAACTCAGAGGTGTCAAACTTCCAATGAGTGCTCTCAGTATCTCCAAAAAAGTTGTGGCTAACAACCCACCAATAATGTTCCCGACTATGTTCTAGATAATCAAAATCCCAATCGTAGTTAACTACAGTTCCATGATCTATCAACTTGGTAACTTCCAAGGTCCACTCATGTGTGATATAAACAGAGATACTCTCGGTAGCAGCACCTAAACTCCA